AAATATTTTGCGAACTGATATTACCGCCTGAGGTAGGTGGTTTTTACATCCGCGAGCTTGGTTTATTCGAACAAGGCGGCGAATTAGTTGCTTATGGCAGCTGCCCTGCTACTTATAAAGCAACAATTAATGAAGGCGCAACTAAATCGCTGGTAATCAATATGATTGTGGCGGTAGAAAATACTAAATCAGTTGTTTTAAAAGTAGAAGCAATTAGCCAAGTAGCAATTAACCGCAGCTTAACTAGTGCTATTGCAGATCACGCAGCAAGTGTTAATCATCCAGCAGCAAATGAACAAACCCAAGGCATGGTAAAAATAAGCTCTAACCTTAATAATAACAACCTTGACACCGCCGCCAGCACTAATGCTTTAAATCAACTCAAAAAACAAACTGTTTATTACCGCGAACCGCCGCTTGGTGATGTTAATTTAAACAATGTACGCACACCTGGTATGTATTGCGTAACAGTACCAAAATATTCCACCACTACTAACAATTTGCCGCGTAATAATATTTACGGCACATTACAGGTATTAAACAGTGGTATTACGGAAAATAAAGGCGGTGGCGCGGCATTGAGGGTAAACCAAATATTTATCGGAGATCGTGGTTTTGAGATTTATTTAAGGCATTACACGCCATGGAATGATCATTGGACACATTGGGAAGCAATCCTTAATCCCCAAAATTTAAATTATTTTATCCCAGCTGGTATTCCACTACCTTGGCCAAGTTATACCTTACCTGATGGTGGATGGTTGGTATGTGATGGCGCAAACTTTAATCTAAAAACTTTTCCATGGTTAGCAAAAGCTTATCCAGCAGGTAGGCTGCCTGATCTGCGCAGTGAATTTATTAGAGGCGCAGATTATGGCCGTGGTATTGAAGGTAATAACGGACGCACACCACTTACTTGGCAACGCGCGCAAATAGAAAGCCATCGTCATACCCATTCAGGTATAACTATGTATAACAATCAAGCGCCATGGGGGCGGCATCCGTATTTAAATGGCTTTGATCGTGGTTTTAAGATGGGTGGCGGCGATGATTGGGAAAATCTTGCTTATACCGATTGGGGCGTAAATGATAACGATCGGATTGGGGAAACAAGACCGCGTAATGTGGCATTTTTATATATAATGCGAGCTTGTTAATTAAATTAAATATTTTTAAACTTAAAAAACATTTTAAAAGGAATTAAATAAATGGCTAAAAATAGTAAAAAAAATGAAACTGCAATAAATATTAAATATAATTTTGCGCCAACAATGGCAGAATTTGATGACGCTGGTTTTTGTAATAAAGAGGGTTTTGCGCTTATTTATTGCGCTAATCCTGAAACACATGAATATAGCCATGCTACTTATGAATTTAGAAACATAGGGGTAGGTATTCCAGCACATAGCTCACTACTTTTGCCAAATCCACCTGATGATAAATGCGCAGTGGTGCTTAATGAAGATAGTTGGCAATATTTGCCGGATTATAGAGGCGCAGCAGTTTACAACACTAAAACCGCTGCCGCAGAGGTGGTTAATTATATTGGCGCACTTAAAGAAGATTTTACTGATAAAGCACCAACTTCAGAATTTGATGAATGGGACGGTGAAAAATGGCTATTTAATGCGCAAAAAGAACAAGCTTTTTTAACTAACGAGGCTTTAATTAAAAAAAATAATTTACTCGAACAAACAGAAAACGTAATTGAAGATTTAATTGATTTAATAGAATCGGATCTTGCTAATGAAGAAGATAAAGCCTTGCTTAAACAATGGCGCGGCGTGCGTGCATTATTACGGCGTATAAAACCTGAAGACGCACCTAATATTGATTGGCCAACGCTGCCTTAAAAAATAATGGATATGGCAAACAAAAAAGCGTCTGTCTTTGCAGCTGCTAAGTATTTGGCGCAATATTCTAATTGGTCATTATCTAATTTAGAAATACAAAAACTGCTTTATATTGCGGATATGGTTTATTTAGCAAAAAACAAAAAACCTTTACTTGACCGTTATTTTAAAGCTTCCATGTATGGACCGATTATTCCTATTTTGTATCATAAGCTTAAAATTTTTGGCACAGATCCAGTTGAAAATATTTTTCGCCAATATTTTGATTTAAGCAATGAAGAACATCAAAAAATAATAAGCGAGGTTTATGATGAATTAGGCGCACAGCCTGCCGTAATTTTAATCGCAATTACACAACGCCCAGGCAGCGGCTGGGATAAACACTACGACAAAGGCAGCTTTGGCTGCATTATACTTGAGCAAAGCATTTTAGCTGAATATCAAAAATTATTAGATGATGGGATTTTTTATGCAGACTGATTTAGAAAACATTACTCCAACTATTAATAACAAAGAAACAATAATTAATCTACATTTAATCAATGTCATTGCTTGCCTTGTTAAAAATTATAATTGGCAAAAATTTGCCGTCCCCACCCACACTGAGCGATGTTTTGATTTAGGCTCAGAGCAAGACATTTTTTTTGTAGTTAGGTATGTTGAAAATACGGACAATAAAAACAATGATTGCTTGATTTTTCACGAGCGTGAAGCTTTGGCTTATCCAATAATGGCTTTTGATATAGAAAGCGCAGCAAATCCAAACGCTACCGCTAAACTAATTCATGAAAATGCCTATTCTATCGTGGCAAAAAAAAGAAAATTTAAAAATGACTTTTAAGGCGGTTTTTAGACTTATTTTTGTTAGATGGGTAAAAACTCAATTAAACCCAAGTAACTGCCTTAAAACGCTTGTATCAGCACCATTTTTTTTAACATAATTTTAATTTTTTCAATATGCAAGATTTTCATCCAGCTTTAATTGCTAATTTGCAGCGCCTCCTTAATAATTTAATTAGAAGCGGCACAATTGCAAGTGTTAAAGGTAACCTAGCAAAAGTACAAACAGGTGAGATTATAACTGCGCCGCTGCCATGGTTTACTGCAAGAGCAGGTAATGCAAAAACTTGGTGGCAGCCAAGTATTGGTGAGCAAGTTTTTATTTTAAGCCCAGGTGGTAACTTAGAGCTTGGTTGTATTTTGCCTGCTATTTATTCTGCTAATAATGCACCACCTGCAAAAAAAGACAATTGCCATACTGTTTTTAGTGATGGCGCTACTTTTAATTACGACCCAAGTAGCAGCACACTTAAAATTGATGGCGTTAAAAATATTATTATCAATTCTAGTGAAAAAGTGAGCGTAACCACTAACAAAGCAAGTGTTACCGCAATTGATGTCAAGCTACAAACTCAAACTGCAGAAGTTACAGCAGCCCAAACCACACTTAGTAGCCCTTTAGTTAATGTAACTAGCAGTGATATCAACCTAACTGCCGCTAAAATCAATCTCAATGCACCACTTGTGCAATGTGCTGGTGTTTTGGCTTTTGCTAGTTTGGCAGGCGCAGGCGGTGGCGCACCTTCAGTTATTAGTGGTGATATTGTAGTTAATGGTCAATTAGTAAATAACGGCGTTAATTTGAGTAGCCACACCCACAATGTGCCAAGTATTGGTCAAACTTCGCCACCTATTTAAATTATTTAAAACATTTTGCAACTTAAAAAATATTTTATTTTTTTAAAACCTTATTTTTACAATAAAAAAAATTGCTTTGTTTTAATTATTTGGATTAAATCAATATCTTTAATATTAAAAGGTAAAAAAATATGGCTGATTACCATCACGGCGTGCGTGTTATTGAAATTAACGAGGGCGCAATTCCAATTAGAACAGTAGCAACGGCAATTATTGGTGTTGTTTGCACAGGAGATGATGCGAGTAATAGTTTTTTTCCATTAAATACACCGGTTTTAATCACTAATATTCATGCCGCGCTTGGTAAAACTGGTAATAGCGGCACACTCAAAAGCACTTTAAACGCTATTGCTTTGCAATGCAGTCCTGTGGTGGTTGCGGTGCGCGTGGCGCAAAGCGGCGATGCAGATGAACAAACCGCTAACGTATGCGGTGAGGTAACTAGCGAGGGTAAATACACGGGCATCAAAGCTTTACTTACTGCTGAAACTAGTTTAGGCGTAAAACCGCGTATTTTAGCTGCCCCTGGCCTTGATAATTTAACCGTAGCTAATGAGCTAATTAGCACAGCGCAAGCTTTGCGCGCTTTTTGTTATGTATCTGCTTATAACTGCGCAACTAAAGAACAAGCGGTGCAATATCGCAGTAATTTGGGTGCAAGGGAAGCTATGGTTATTTTTCCTGATTTTACAGGCTTTAATGCCAGCACTAAACAAAATGACACTTTAAACGCTACCGCTTTTGCGTGTGGTTTGCGTGCTAAGTTAGATAGCCAAATTGGTTGGCATAAAACTTTATCTAATATGCCAGTAAATGGTGTAGAAGGTATCTCGCGTGATATTTTTTGGGCATTGCAAAATCCAAACACTGATGCAGGTTATTTAAATAGTAAAGAAGTTACTACTTTAATTCGTAATAAAGGATTTAGATTTTGGGGATCGCGCACTTGTGATGCAAGCGGATTTTTTGCTTTTGAAAACTACACAAGGACGGCGCAAATTTTAGCGGACACTATTGCTGAGGCTTCTTTTGCTTTTATTGATAAACCAATGAATGCAAGTTTAATTAAAAGCATAGTAGAGAGCGTAAATAACAAATTTAGAGAACTTAAAAGCGGCGGCTATATTGTTGATGCTAATTGCTGGTTTGACGCATCAATAAATACACCTGATATTTTAAAAGATGGTCAGCTTTATATTGATTACGATTTTTGCCCAGTGCCATCACTTGAGAATTTAAATTATCAACAACGCATAACAGATCGCTATTTAATCGATTTAGCTAATTCTGTAGCAGCAGCTTAATTTTTAAAAAGGTAAATAATAATGGCACTTCCTAAGCAATTAAAATTTTTTAACATTTTTGTTAATGGTAACAATTATGCAGGCACGGCTGATTCCATCACGCTGCCTAAATTATCACGTAAATTAGAAAGCCATCGCGGCGCAGGTATGCCAGGGGCGGTAAAAATTGATCTCGGTTTTGATGATGATGCTTTGGATTTTGAATTTTCAATGGTAGGGGTTTCGCCTGAGATAACCGAGCTTTTAGGTGGCAGCATTAATTCTTGTCAGCTGCGCTTTGCAGGAGCTTTTCAGCAAGAAGACACAGAAGATTATTTAAAAATTGAAATAAGTTTAAGCGGCCGCCTAAAAGAGGTTGATTTAGGTGAATTAAAGCAAGGTGAAAAAAATACATCTAAATATTCTGTAGCTTGCACTTATTACCGTTTAGAGGTTAATAATAATGTAGTTACTGAGATTGATTTACTTAATATGGTGCATAAAAACAGCAGTAAAAATCTTTATGATGAAGCAAAATATAAAAATAGTTTTTAAGTTTTAAAATCTTTTATAACATTAAAAACATTTTAAATAAATTAAATCAATTAAATATAAAAGGATATAAAAATGAGTGTTAAAAATAATGAAATACAAGAAGCGTCCGGTGTAGTTAATTTTACTAATCCGATTACGGTAGGTAATGAAAGCATAAGCCAAATTACGCTGCGTGAGATAAAAACAGGTGATCTGCGCGGCATAAAATTAAGCGATTTTTTTGAGCTTGATGTTGATGCCTTTGCTACTGTTATTCCTAGAATTAGCACCCCAACTTTAACCGCTAAAGACATTTATCGTTTAAGTTTAAAAGATTTTAATGCTTTAGCAGCAGGTGTTAATAGTTTTTTTATCGAGAATTAAGCGGCGTTAAAGCCGTCCCAACCAGTGTGGAGGAAGCTTATGCTGATATTGCGCTGGTTTTTGGTTGGTCTTTAACCGAGCTTTGCTCTTTGTCGCTTAAAGATTTAATAACTTTTCATAATTTAGCGATTGATCGCTTTAAAATTTACGCTAAAGCAATTGGTGGTAACTAATGGCAAATTTAAATGCACGCATTAATTTTAGTGCCACTGATAAAGCAAGTGGTGTGCTTGGTAAAATCAAAGAAGAAGCGGCTAAATTAAAAAAACAGTTCGATGAAACCACCTCAAGTATTAGCCAAAATGAAAAAAAATTAAATGATATTGCCGCCTTTAAAAAAATGGGGGCGGATTTAAGCGCAGCCACCACAAAATTAAATGAAAACAAAACCGCGCACGCTACACATAGCAAAGCTTTAAAACAAAATGCGGCGCAAATTGAGCAAGTAATTGCATCACAAAAAAAAGGCTTAATCACTAAAGGACAAGAATTAGCAGCAATTAACCAATTACTAATTGCGCAAAAAGGTTTAAGAGGTGAGCTTAATACCCTTGATCGAGATAAAAAGAAACTAAAAACTACCATCACCGATCTAACTAATAAACAAAAAACTTTAACTGGTGTTTTTAAAGAAGCAGGGATTGATGTTAATAATTTTGCCCATCATGAAAAAAAATTAAAA